AAGGGGACTAGTTATCTTATAAGAACGGAGGAGTAAATATGAGTATAAATAGTGTTGTTTTAATAGGAAGACTTACAAAAGAACCAGATTTAAGATACATATCAGGTTCTGGCACTCCAGTAGCGACTTTCACTTTAGCCGTTAGTAGAGATTACAAGGATAAGGATGGGAATTACCCAGTAGACTTTATACCAGTAGAAATAATTGGAAAACCCGCTGAGTACACATCTAATTATATAGATAAAGGGAAATTAGTGGCAGTTCAAGGAGCAATTAGGGTAGATAGATATGAAACTCAAGGTGGAGAGAAAAGAACCTTTACCAAAGTATCTGGGAGAAATATACAATTATTAGAAAAACAAAAAAATGATTCAGAAAAATACAATGTAGGTGCAGAATTTAAAGAAACAGTAGAAGACGATGACGTACCATTTTAAGGAGGAAGAAAAATGAAGTTTGAAGATTTAAAAGTAGGGGATAAGGTTTATATATCAGAAAGGATTGACTGGGAGAAAGCTATAGAAATAAGTGAAAAGCTTGCAAGAAAAGACACTAGTAACATAAATAATGATGATGAAAAAATGAACCCAATAAGAGATTTGAAAAGCGGAGACAAGGTATACATTAAAGATGATTTGATACATGGTGAAATTTACGACAACGACAAATTTGTCCCTGGCATGAGAAAAGCGGTAAATACAGTTAGAGAAACTACTAATTATCATGGTGTTGATTTAATAAGCTTTGATGGTGGTTTTTATTATGAATTTACACCTGAGATGGTAGATTGGGGAAAGACAGCTATGCTGAATAAAAACATTCCCAAAAAAGACACTAGCAATATAAAACCTACGTATGACGGGACTGTATTATCTTGGGATGATATAGAGGTTACAAGGCATAGAGATGATAAAGAAGATCTAGAAAAAGCGGTAATGATGTTATTGCTAAAAAAAGAAGTATATAGCTTCGGAGATGTAAGAAGGATTGTTAAAAACACAAAAGTAAAATGGGTTCCAAAAGATGGACAAAAATTCTTTTTCATAACTTCTCCAGGCAACATTTCATCAGATATATATTATGGAGACTGGAGTGTTCACGAAGAGCTTCGCGTGTTTGGGAATTGCTTTAGGACAGAAGAAGAGGCAGAGAAAAAATTAGAGCAAATACGAAAGTTATTAAAGGAGGATTAAAGTATGGCAGACACACTTGTTAGGCTGCGTGAATTGGTTGGTAACAGTTACTGTGATATGGAAGATTTAGAACATGATGTAGTATCGTGTTTTGATACGGATGAGGAAGTTATAGCATTTTATAATGTTTGTAACTATACGTTTGAGGCATATATAAATCAATATGGAAACACAGAATATGAAATAGAGATAGACGAAATAGGCGAAAACGTAGTAGTGATAAATGTTATAGAAAAGCAAGGCAGATGAGAAAAATATTACAGGGATAAGATATTAGATGGGAGCATGCTAATGATAAGTAAAAGAGATTTTAAAGCTGTAGAAAAAATGCTTTATAACTATCCTAAATTAAATGATAGCATAAGACAAATAGAATTAGACATAGAAGCTGTAAAAAATGAGTATAATACTTACAGAAGCTTTGATTATACTAAAGATAAGTTAAGCAGGACAAATAGTACAGGGAATGAAATAGAGGATTTGGTAATAAGAAAAGAAAAAATTATTAACAAATTATACACTAACAAGAAGAGATTGGAGATAGAAAGAGAAAAGTTAGATATTGCAATAAATAATTTCACAACAGAACAGAAAGAAATTTTTGAGGATAGATACATAAAGCTAAAAAGCTTGCAAGAAATAGTAATAGATAGGAAGATGGGGAAAAATAGATTTTACAAATTAAGGGATAGTATTATTTACTCAACTTACAACAGTATAAACCCTAAAAAAGTAGTTGCAGAAGTAGAAGCGAGATTTAAACAAAAAATATATGAAGTGGATTAAAAAGAGATAAAATAGGTAATAAAGGGGGAATAAATAGGGAATAAGTAGGGAAGCACAATGCAGTTATATGTTATATAATGGTATTGTTCTTAGTAATGCAAAAAGACCCCCGACATATTTAATGGAGAAAGGTGAACCATATAAGGTTCGCCTTTTTTGTTGTGTAAAAAAGAAAGGAAAATAGATAATGGATGAAATTTTAAAAATTAAAATTGATGAGATAATTCCATATGGGAAAAATCCAAGAAACAATGAAAATGCGATAGATAAGGTTGCAGAATCAATTAAGGAGTTTGGATTCACCTCCCCAATTTTATTGGATAGGAATAATGTAATAATAGCAGGGCATACAAGGCTAGAAGCAGCAAAAAAATTAAACTTAACAGAAGTAGATTGTAGATACCTTGATTTAACAAAAGAACAGGCTAAAGCTTATAGACTGGTAGATAATAAGACTGCAGAATTATCCGAATGGAATTTAGAATTTCTTGATATGGAACTAGAAGAACTGTCAACAGAAGGTTTCCTAATGGAACCTTTTGGCTTTGAAAATACCAATTATGAAATCAAACCAACTTCATTGCTTGATAAAGTTAAGGATAGCCCGTCTGAAGGACCAATGCTTAAGGAGAGATTTATTGTCCCGCCTTTTTCATACATAGACACAAAAAAAGGAGAATGGCAGGAAAGAAAAAGAGAATGGAAGGAATTGGGGTTAATAGGAGAGGCTGGAAGAGATAAAAATCTTTTATTCTGTAATAATTTAAATAGCGGAGAAGGGGAAGGTTTCGATTCTGGAATATCTATATTCGACCCAGTTTTATGCGAAATATGTTATTCGTGGTTTATACCTCAAAAGGGAGGGAGAATATTAGACCCGTTTGCGGGGGGACCAGTTCGCGGAGTAGTTGCAGATTTACTAGAGTATAACTACACAGGGATAGAATTAAGGAGTGAACAAGTAGAAGCTAACATGGAAAATGCGAGCGAAATAGGTATTAAAAATGCTAGATGGATATGCGATGATAGTCAAAACGTGGATAAATATGTAGAAAACGAAACACAGGACTTGATATTTACTTGCCCCCCATACTTTGATTTAGAAGTATATTCAGAAGATGAAAAAGATATATCAAATATGGAATATGATGATTTTGTTATTGCTTATAAAAATATACTAAGTAAGACGGCAAAAAAATTGAAGAATAATAGATTTGCTATAGTAGTTATATCTGATGTAAGGGATAAACAAGGATTTTATAGAGATTTAACAGGTGTTACTAAAGAAGCATTTAAAGAAAATGGTGTTTATTTTTATAACGATATAATACTTTTGAACTGTATAGGGACAGGTGCGGTAAGAGCTAATAGAAGTATGAACAAGGGAAGAAAAGTGGTTAGATTACATCAGAACGTGTTGGTATTTTACAAAGGAGATCCAAAAAAAATAAAGGAAGAATTTACTGAAATAGATTTGAGCGATGTAGAAATAGTAATCGAATAATAAGGAAGTGAGATGATGGCAAATGAGAAAAACTTAAAAACACCAAGCACGAGCGAAGCACGAGAAAGAGGAAGAAAAGGTGGAAAAGCAAGTGCAAAAAAAAGAAAAGAAAAGGCACAAATAGAAAAATGTCTAAATACAGTCCTTACAGCCCAAATACATGAACCTAAAATACAGAAAATGTTGGAAGGGTATGGAATGGAGAATACTTGGCTTATGGCAATGCTAATGGCAATGGCAACAAAGGCGGTAAATGGGAGCGTAGGGGCTTTTGAACAACTTATGAAAATGACAAGTGAAGTAAAAAAAGATAAATACGATATAGCTGAACAAAAAGCTAGAATTGAATATATGAAAGTTCAAGTAAAGGAAAAAGAAAAAAACATAAAAGAAACTGAAAGCGAAGAAAGCAAGTTAGATAAGCTTATGGAAGCTATAGAAGGCGGCTTCAAAAATGAATAAGTTGTACCACAAAAAACAACAAGAGGTTTTAAAATTTGCAGTTAACAATGATTTTTTTATGCTAATTAATCACGGAGCAAAACGAACAGGAAAAACGATAGTAAACAATGATTTATTCTTGATGGAATTAAGACGTGTAAAGAGGATTGCAAGACAAGAAGGAGTTGAAGAACCACAGTATATACTAGCTGGGGCAGACTTAGGGGCATTGCAACGTAATGTATTAATAGAGTTAAGTAATAAGTATGGAATTGAATTTAAGTTTGATAAACATAATAGATTTAAAATGTTTGGGGTTTTAGTTTGTTGCTTCGGGCACAGCAAAAAAAATGATTTAGGAAGAATAAGAGGTATGACAAGTTATGGTGCATACATAAATGAAGGGACAATGGCAAATGAAGAAGTCTTTAATGAAATTAAATCAAGGTGTTCTGCAACGGGTGCAAGGCTTTTGATAGATACAAACCCAGATCAACCGGAACATTGGTTAAAGAAAAACTATATTGATAAAGCGGATTTTAAAACAATAGCACAATTTCAATATAAGCTTGATGATAATACTTTTTTGTCTGAAAGATATAGAAAAAATATTAAAACATCCACACCAACAGGAATGTTCTACAGTAGGGATATAGACGGTGAATGGGTAAGTGCCGAAGGGATTGTATATCAAGATTTTGATAGCAAGATACATTATGTTACAGAGTTACCTGAAATGGTTAGATATTTTGCTGGAGTAGACTGGGGATATGAACACTTTGGTTCTATTGTAGTTATAGGGGAAGGTGTTGATGGAAACTTTTATTTAATTGAAGAAATAGCGAAACAGCACAAAGAAATTGATTATTGGGTTGAAGAAGCTAAGAAAATAAAAGTAAAATACGGAAATATTAATTTTTATTGTGATACGGCAAGACCAGAGCATATTGTTAGGTTTAAACGCGAAGGGATCCGATCTATGAATGCAAGTAAAAGAGTTATGGCAGGCATAGAGGAAGTGGCAAAACTTTTTAAAACTAAGAGATTGTTTATAAATAAAAATGGGGTTGACCGCTTCAAACAAGAGATATATATGTATGCGTGGAATGAACGCACAGGCGAACCAGTGAAATTATGGGATGACGTGTTAGACGCACTCAGATACGCAATATACTCAGATAAGATAGTAACTAAAAGGAAGGTATAAATGGGAGGTGAGAAGGTGCTAAATATGAATATAAAAAGAATTAATCAGCTTATAAAGAAGAATGCAGAAAAGCATGATGCAATGAAAAAAGCTAAGGAATATTACATAAATAAGACAGACATAGAAAAAACTGGAGTAATATCAACAACAGTAGAAAAGGTTCGAGATAATATACTTCGCAACGCTGATAACAGAATAACGCATCATTTTCACGGACTTCTAGTAGATGAAAAGGCTGCATATATGTTTACCTATCCTCCAATAATTGATATTGATGATGATAAAAAAGGTGCTAACGAAAAGGTAAACGCAGTGTTAGGACACAACTTTGAGAGAAAATTAAAAGACCTCTGCATTGAGGCTTCTAATTGTGGGGTGGCTTGGCTTCACTACTGGATAAATGATAAGAACGAATTTAAGTATGAAAAAATACCGAGTGAACAATGTAATCCTATTTACAGCGGAACACTTGAAAATGAGCTTATAGGCTTTGTAAGAACTTATAGTAAGCTAGAATATATCTCTGATAACACAACAGAAACATTTAATTATGTGGAGTTATGGGATAATAAGCAATTTACAATATATAAATTTAAGGTTGGAAATGAAGTCAATCCGATTTCCACAGAGGCAATTAATCACCAGCTAGGGAGAGTTCCTTTTATTAAGTTTGCTAATAATATGCTTGAAACGTCTGATTTAGATAAATACAAGAATCAGATAGACTTATATGACAAGGTTATGAGTGGTTATGCAAATGATATAGAAGATATTCAACAGATTATATACATCTTAGAAAATTACGGCGGTGAGGAAGATGATTTCATTCAAAAATTGAAGAGATACAAAACAATTCCTTTGGCCAACAATGAAGTAGAAGGTAAGGGAGACCTTAGAACCTTACAGATTGACATTCCTGTAGAAGCTAGAAAACTAATACTAGAGGTGCTTAAAAAACAGATATATGAATTTGGACAAGGCTTACAACAGGATGTTGAGAGTGTAGGTAATGCGAGTGGCGTTGCTTTAAAGTTTTTCTATAGAAAACTAGAGCTAAAGTCCGGAAATATGGAGACAGAGTTCAAAGAGGGAATTAATGAGCTTGTAGAAGCTATTTTAAGACACTTAAATATATCACACGATAAAATACAACAGACATATACAAGAAACATGATTTCTAACGATTTAGAAAATGCACAGATAGCACAGCAGTCTATTGGTATCATTCCAACTAAGTATATACTTCGTAATCATCCTTGGGTTGATGACCCAGAAGAAGCAGAGGATATTTTAAAAGAAGAACAACAAGAAAGACTATTAAGCATAGCAGATGCAGATTACAAGAAAGTAGTTGATGGCAATGCAGACGAGGAATAGCAAGTATTGGGAAAAACGAATGCTTTATGTTGAAAATAAACTGAATAACAACACAAATAAAACTGTGAAAGAAATAAAAAAATTGAATAAAAACTTGCAAATGAGGTTAAATAAGGATATAACATATTGGTTAAATAAGTTTGCAGTTAATAATGAAGTATTTACCTATCAAGATGCTAAAAGACTACTTAATTCCGAGGAACTAGAGGAATTTAAAATGACCGTAAAAGATTACATTAGAATGGGTACAGAAAATGCGGTAGGGTATGATTGGGATAAGCAACTAACCAATATGTCGGCTAGAGTACACATTTCACGTCTAGAAGCTTTACAAGTGGCTATAAGACAACACGCAGAATTATTTATAGCCGCAGAACATAGCCTTATTGAAGAAAGGATAATAGAAAATTTACAGGAAAGCTACTACAGACATACATATGAGCTGTTCCAAGGGCTAAATATTAAAGCAGACTTATACAAGCTTGATACTAATCTTGTAAAAACACTTATTAATAAGCCTTGGACTGCAGATGGTGTAGAGTTTTCCGAGCGAATATGGGGCAAATATAGAGCTGAGTTAGTTGATTACTTAGATACTAACTTGAAGCAAAATCTTATTTTAGGTAAAAATCCTAAAACTTTAGTTACAGATTTATCGGACAAATTCGGAGTTAAAAAGTCGCACGCGGAAAATTTACTTAGAACAGAAACAGCACACTTTCAACAAAAGGCACAAGAGATGTGCTTTAAAAAATTAGAAGTAGAAAAATATCAAATAATAGCAACTTTAGACCATAGGACAAGTACTATTTGCAGACGAATGGACTTAAAAGTGTTTGATGAAAAAGACAGAAAGATAGGGGTAAATGCTCCACCTTTTCATTGTAGGTGCAGAACCACAACAGCACCTTATTTAGATGATGTAGAAGATGTTGGAAGAATGATGCGAGATGCAAAAGGTAAAAGTGTATACGTTGAGAAACTGAAGTACGAAGATTGGTATAAAAAGTATGTTGAAACTGATGATGAATTATTAGCAATACATAAGAAACATAAGAGCTTTAGAAACAGTAAAAGATAAAAGATGTGAAAAGAAATGATGAATAATTGCAACATATAAGAATCTACCGTAAAACGTAAGAATCTTCCGCAAAAACGGCAGATTAAACGGTAGATAAAGTGCTTTACAAAAGAGTGCAGAATGAAGGAGGGAATATATAATGGATAGTTATGAATTTCAAAAGCAGTGTAAAGAGTTTTTAATAGAATATTATAAAGAAAAATTTAATCTTTATTTAAGCTTAGAAGATATTTATGTAGTATGGTCTTGCAAGACTTTGCAAAATAACAAGATTTTAATGAGTACAGTTATTTCCGACGGTAGATACTGTGAGTTTACAAGAAATGGAGACAAACAGGAAACATACTTTGATATATATGTTAAAGAAGAAAATAGAACAATAGCCATATAAAATAAAAAACTAGACCCAGATAAGTCTTTAAACTGTCTTTTTTTAATGCAAATAATCCAACAGACAAGTTGTTAAAATCAACCTTCGAGGTCGTAACCTCGTTAATAAACGTAAAGGAGTAAGTAAGATGAAAAGAAGTTTTTTAAGTGAATTAGGTTTAGAAGATGAAGTAATAGACAAGATAATGGCAGAGCATGGGAAAACTACTCAGAGGCTTCAGGATAAGATTGGAGCAAAGGATACAGAAATTCAAACTTTACAGGGAGAGCTTGATACAGCTAACGGAAAGTTAAGCAACTTTGAAAAAATAGATGTTGAAAAGCTGAAAAGTGAAGCGGAGGAATGGAAGTCTAAGTATGAAAACTTTGAGAGAGACAATGCCGTTAATGATTTCTTTAAAGATTATAAATTCACTTCGGATTTAGCAAAAAAGGCAACTATAAATGAATTTAAGGCACAGAACTTTGAACTTAAAGATGGAAAGTTTGACGGTGCTGATAAATTTATGAAGCAGTTTGTAAAAGATAATGAAACTGCATTTGTTAAGGAAGATCCTACTACTACAGAACCACAGCAGAACGCTTATAGTTATACTCCTGCTGGTGGTAGCAATGGTGGAACAGATCCATTCCTTGATGGATTAAATAATATATTTGGAAAAGGAGAGTAAGGTTATATGCCAAATTCAATAGAAAAAGCAAAAATACTACAGAAAAAGTTAGATTTACAGATGGTACAGGAAATGACTACAGGTTGGATGGAAGTTAACTCAAGTCAAGTTCAGTATAATGGTGGAGATGAGGTAAAGATTCCACAGTTACTTGTAACAGGTCTAGGAGATTACAACAACGGATATAAGGAAGGTAATATAACATTTAAGTTTGTTACTAGAAAATTAACACAGGACAGAGGGACAAGTTTTACATTAGATGTAAGAGATGTTGATGAAACAGCTGGGATACTTAATATAGCGAGTGTTATGAGCGAGTTTCAGAGAACACAGGTAGTGCCAGAAGTGGATGCTTATAGAATTTCTTTCCTTGCTACTACAGCACTAGCTAACGAAGGATTCCATGAAGAGTACACACCAGATAAGGATGTTATAAATCATATAAAAGACGGTATAAAAGCGATAAGAAAAGCTGGTTACAATGGACAGTTAGTAATTCATGCGAATTGGGATACCATAACAGAACTTGAAAAGGTTAAGCCAGTTGTAGCAAACACAGTAACATTTACTGCAAACGGGATAAACACTACTGTTAATCAGATAGATAACTGCCCAATACTTCCAACAGCAGATAATAGAATGATAAGTAAGATAAAAATAAATGATGGTACAAGTGAGTTTGGATTTGCTAAGGATCCTACAGGTAAACAGTTAAACTTCCTTATTGTTGGACGAGATGTTCCAATTGCAATAACAAAGCTAGATACTATAAGAATATTTAATCCATTTGTAAACCAGAAGGCAAATGGGTGGTTGGCAGACTATAGAAGATTCCATGATATATGGGTGTTGGATTCTAAGAAGAAAGCCATCTTTTGTTCTACAGCTTTGGCATAGGAGGGGAAAATGAGATTAGAAAGATTAAATGTTATAAGAGAAACCGAAGATGAAAGTAAAATAAAATATTTTAAATCTTTAGGGTTTATTGAAGTTGAAAAGGTTGAAGAAGTTGAAAAGGTTGAAGAAGTTGAAAAGACAACAAGAAAAAAATCTAAAAAGTAGGTGATTTTTTGTGCAAGAAAAGATAAAGGATATAGTTAAAAAATATCTTACTGAATGCAAAGTAGAAGTTACTGAAATGTTTATAGACCTAAAAATAGAAGAACAGATAGAATTTGTTCTCAATTTTTGCAACATAAGAGAACTTCCGAAAGAACTGGTGCATACAGTAGCAATAAGGACTCTAGGTGATATATTGGCCATTAAATATTGCAGTAATTCTGATAGTACAGACAATAAAGGAATTAAGCAAATTACAGAAGGTGATACTACTATATCTTTTTCAAATTTAAATGAAAGTTTAAACATAGAACAGATTAAAGCCTATAAAGAATACGGGAAACATAACCTTATGAATTTTAGAAAGGTGAAGTGGTTTTGATGAATAGAGTAAGAAAAGCTATAGAGCTGCTTTATGGAGGCAGATGTGATGTATACGAGTATGATGTTGTAAAGGATGAAAAAACCAAGAGAAAGACAAATAAAGAGGTGTTAAAACACTCAAATATTCCGTGTAGGCTATCTTTTGCAGATAGAGCTAGTGGTAGAACAATACAAAAGGAAATGGGGCATATAGAACAGGGGATAAAATTGTTTTTATCCCCTGATATTTTTATAAAACCTAATTCTAAAATTATTGTTACACAAAATGGAAGAACAGTAACATATAAAAACTCTACTCCTGCCAATTTTCACACTAATCATCAAGAAATAAATTTGGAGTTAGCAGAAGAGTATGCCTAAAATTGGGAGTACTGGAGGACTTGATAAGCAAATGAAGAAGATGAATGACCGTATTCAAAAAATAAATGATAAAGGCTTAGATGAATTTATTGAACAACTGGCAAGAAAATTAGCTATAAGAGTATTAGTTCACGCTATTCATAGAACTCCGGTAGATACTGGAACACTTCGAAGAGGCTGGGGTGGAGGAGTTGAAAAAACACCTACTCAAATAGGCAAAGAAACACCAGTAAATAAAGTAGGCGATGTATTCTCAATAGTAATAAGCAATAATATTGACTATGCGGTTTATGTTGAATATGGGCACAGAGCAAGAGGCGGTAAAGGTTGGGTTCCAGGAAAATTTATGCTTAAAATATCGGTTGAAAAAGTTAAAGCAAAATCGAGAAGCATTATAGAAAAAGAATTTAAAAAACAACTAGAGAGGATTTTTAAATGATAGAAAAATATATAGATGCAATTTCAGTGCAGTTAGATAAGTACTTAAATATTGAAAACATATATGTAAATGAACAACTTCAAGATTTTGAAACCCCTTGTTTTATTATCCATGTCATTAGTTCGATGAAAAATTTAATGCTAAACACTAGACAAAGAAGGGTATATCCATTTGATATTGTGTATATGGCTGAAGATAGCAAGGATATAGATACCTTATATACAATGGGAGATTTTTTATATGAATTACTGGACATGCTAGAAATTGATGAAGAACTTGTTAGGGGGATAGATCTTGAATATAAAATAGTAGATAATGCTTTACATTTTTTTGTTACATATCCGATGTTATTAGATTATGAAAAAACAGAGGAAAAAATGAGTAGTCTACAGCAAAAAACGGAGGTGATTATAAATGGCTAATAAAAACAAGGATATAAACAAATTTACAAAGAAACAGTTGCTTAGTGCTAAAAAATATATAAATAACAAAGATATACTCCAAGTTATTTTAGATGATAAAAGAACATATAGTTTTGCTGAGGTTGATAAGATACTTAAAAAAACACTTGAAAGGGGAGTGAGATAGATGGCATTAGGTGGAGGTACATTTAAAAATATGGACAAACCACTTCCAGGAGCGTATGTAAATAATGTAAGTGCTGCAAAAAACCTAGATTTAACCGGTCTTCATGGGGTTGTAGCTATAGCGTTAGAGTGGGATTATGGAAACAAGGGCGATTTGATAAAATTAAAGTCAGGGCATTTTTCTATTTTGTGTAAACAGGCTCTTGGCTATGATTTGTGGGATGAAAAGTTAAAAGGGATTAGAGAACTAGTAGAAAATACAACAGAAGTTTATTTTTACATTTTGAATGACAATAAAAAGGCATCTAATACACATGCAGAGGCTAAGAAGGGTGGAACAAGAGGAAATGCTCTTGCTATAAGGATACAGACAAATGTTGATGATCCAAGTAAAAAAGATGTTATAACATTGCTTGACAATGAAATAGTTGATAAGCAAATAGTTAGCCAAAAAACAGAACTTGTTGATAATGAGTTTGTTAAGTTTAAAAAAACAGTTGAACTTGAAGATGTGGTAAAAAGCGAGTTAAGTGGTGGAACTAATGGAGATGTTGTAGTAAAAGACCATCAGACTTTTTTAGCAAGAATGGAAACTGTATCATTTAATACTCTTGCTTGTCTTTCTTTAGATAAGGAAATTCAAAAACTTTATGTAGCTTATACAAAAAGAATGCGTGAAGATGTTGGACTTAAATTTGCAACGATTTTGAAGCTAATAGACGCACCAGGTGAAGAACTTTACAACCATGAAAGCATAGTAGCTATAGAAAATAAAGTGCTTGACAAAGGTGCTAAAGGAAATGAATTGGTATACTTTACTGCTGCAATATATGCTTCAACGCCATTTGGAAAATCAAATCTTAATAAAAAATACACAGGAGAGTTTAAAGTAAACACAGAGTACACTCAAGGACAATTAACTCAATTGGCTAAAGAAGGTAAATTTGTTTATCATCAGGTTGGTGATGAAGTAAGGGTGTTGGAAGATATAAATTCTCTTACTACATTTACTGAGGAAAAAGGCGAAGAGTTCAAGGAAAATCAGGTTGTTAGAATTGTTGATGCACTTGCGATAGAAGATGCAATAGTTTTCAATACAATGTATTTAGGAAAAGTAAACATAAATAAATCTGCTCTAGAAAGCTACGAAAATAAGGTTAGAGATATACGTGAACATTTTGTAGATGAAGGGGCTTTAGTGGATTACGATAAAGATATAAAAGTTGAAAAGGTTGAAGGCGTAAGAGGAGCAGTGAAAGTAACAAGTGGGGTAAGACCTGCTGAGTGCTTTAGGCAGTTATATGCAACTAATTTAGTAAGGGGGTAAATAAATGGCAGAACAAGTCAAAAGACTAAATTTTGTAAATGAAACCATATCAGGTTCTCAGGGGTGTGTTTTTGCTGAAATAAATAATAGAAGGTATGTGCTTGCTTCATTGAGTAAGTTTAAGGCTACATTTAAGACAAATATATCTAAAGGCGGAGTTTTAGGCTTGAGTGGTAAACAAAATAAGCCTGCTGGTTGGGAAGGAGAATGGGAAGCTACATTTTATTATAATCAGTCAACTTTTAGAGAGCTTGCACAGCAATATGCAGAAACGGGGATATTCCCAACTTTCAATATCCAGGTAATAAACGAAGATCCAATGTCGGTAGCTAAAATAGGAAGGCAGTCCATAACATTTGTGGATTGTATAGCAGAAGAGATTACAATGGCCATGATAGATGTAGATGCAGAGTCTTTAGATGAAGATGTATCAGGGACATTCAATGATTTTAAAATAAACGATAAGTTTAAGGATTTTCCAACTGCGTAATTGGAAAATAATAGGGGTTTCACATGAAACCCTTTTTTAATATAAAAAAATAAAGGAGATTAATAATATGAGTAAATTTCAAGCATTTTTAAAGGGAAACAGCAAGAGAATAAAAACAAAGAACGTAATTATATCAGACGCTTTTTTAGATGAAAATGGGAAAATAGTTCCATTTACAATAAGAACATTACCTACAAACTTAGTAAGCAAATGGCAAAATGAGTTTTCAAGTTTAAATGAAAATGGAGAAGCAGAATTTGATACTGCTGGATATAACAAAAAAATAATGATTGAAGCAGTAGTATTCCCAGATCTTAAGAATCAAGAATTACAAGATAGTTACGGTGTAATAGGAGAGGGTGCATTACTAGACGAAATGTTACTTTATGGAGAACAAACAAAGCTAATACAGGAAATAAACGTGCTAAATGGGTTTAAGACTATAGATGAAAAGGTGAAAGAAATAAAAAACTAATAGAAGAAGATGACTTTGATGCTAATATAGCATATTACTGTCTGAATGAGTATCATATGTCACCTTCTGAAATCTTTGATGTTATAGAAAACAAAGATAATAGGTATATTTTTATTGTTGCATCTATTCTCACAAGGACTGAAGCAGAAAGAAGAGAAGAAAAGAAAGCTAAAAGTAAAATTAAATAAGAAAGGAGGGAATTATGGAGGGTATAAGTACACAGATAAAAATTGATGATGCAGCAACTGCAGTTTTCCAAAATATAGCAAGTTCGTGTGCTACAGCTACAAATAGCATTAATGGTTTTCAAAGAGCTGTGGGGCAAAGTTATAATACAGGGAAAATGAAAGCTATGCCCAAAGATATTGATAATGCAAGATTGAGTCAGACATCTTTCAATGAAACGCTAAGACAAGGTGGAGGCTTAGCATCTCAAATGGCTGAAAAGATAAAAGGAATTGTGGGGGCTTATCTTGGTTGGCAAGCTGTAAAAAAGACTGTCGAGGTAGGTGATGAGTTTAATAGTACAATGGCAAGACTTAACATTATAAGCAATGGCGAGTCCCCTGCAAAGATATATAACGATATTTACAAGGCTGCACAAAATGCTAGAATACCAGTTGCTGGATTGTCAGCGGATGTTGCGAAACTAGGACTTTTAGCAGGAGATAGATTTACGGGCAACAATGAGCTTATTAAATTTTCTGAAATACTAGCAAAATCATTTAAAGTTTCAGGGGGAACCGCCCAAGAATCTGCGGCGGCAATGCACCAAATTACTCAAGCGATGGCATCTAATAGATTACAAGGAGATGAATTTGTTTCAATCCTTGAAAATGCACCACTGTTTGCAAGAGCTATAAAAAATGAATTAAACGGTATAGACCTTAAGAAAGCATCTGCAGATGGCTTGATAACAGCAGATGTAATGAAAAGAGCCGCATTCAATATGGCGGATGATGTGAATAACAAGTTAAGCGAAATCCCCAGAACGTTTGCAGATAACGTTACAATAATGAAAAATAATATAATGTCTTCGCTAGAGCCTTTATTTTCTTCATTGTCTAAATTGTGGAATAGTGACTTTATGTTGGGAACTATAGGAGTTATAACATTAGCATTTCAGGGATTTGGGCAAATTGCTGGACTTGCTATTAACATACTTGTAGCGGGACTAGATTTCTTAACACAACATGCATGGCTACTAATTCCGCCACTAACAGCACTAGTTTTTAAAATGGCAATGATGGCAGGGACAGCAATAGCAACAGCAGCAGCTTTTATGGTAAAGGTTGCTGCAGATATTGCGGAAACAATGGCAATATACGCTTTAATTGTTGCTCAAGACGGACTTAATGCAGCTATGGCCGCGTGCCCTATTATATGGATAATAGTTGGAATAGTAGCAATTACATTAGCTATTTTAAAACTTATACAATGGTTACTATCCTGGGCAGATATAAATGTTACAGTTGTAGGAATAGTAGGAGCTATTTTTGGTTTTTTAGGAACGCATATATTTAATATTTTCAAAGGAGTAGCCAACATAGTTTTTGCAGTGGCTGAATTTATTGCGAATGTGTTCAATCATCCGGTTTATTCTATTGTTAGACTGTTCGCAAACTTGGCAAAAGCTGCTCTAGGAATGGCAAGAAGTATGACAAGTTCATTTGATGGGGTAGCTACTAACTTAGCAAATTCTTTCATTGACGGAGCAAACAGGGCAATAAGAGCAATTAACTGGGTAATTAGAGCCTTAAATAAGATCCCAGGAGTAAATCTATCTGAAATGGGGCAATTTGCACATACTGCATCAATTACACACCCTATAAAGAAAGCAGAAAATAATATTGATAAATGGCTTGAAAATAGTAAACCTAAGGATTATAAAGCTGCTAAACCTTTCGAAATGAGCGATACTTTTGATGGTGCTATGAAAGGAATGAATTTTGCAAATGGCATGATTTCTAAGTTAAAGAATAAATTCAAGCCACAAGACGATAACAAACAAAAAAAAGATATCGAAAAAATGATTAAAGATGCACAAAAAGAACCGGCAAAAGCTGGAGGAACGGGCGGAGGCACAAGAGGAAAAGGTAAAAATCCGCTATCAAAGCCTATAGAAAACACAGCTTTAAACACTAAGAAGATAGCTGAAAATACAGACAATTCAAAACTTGATGTTAGATACATGAGAGAAATTGCAGAGAGACAAGCCATAAATAGATTCACTACAGCAACTATAAATATTGAAAATAATTTGAGCCAAGCTCCATCAGATATGGATTTGGACGGATTTGTAGACCACCTATCAAACAAGTTGGCAGATGAGTTAGATAGACAGGTTGATGGATATTACAAATATTAGAAAGGAGGAGTAAATATGTATTTATTTTATTTGGGGGGCATGTTGCTCCCTGTTACTCCTTCCAAGCTTACAACAAAAATAGGAAATGCAAATCAAACTTTTGAATTGGCAAATGAAGGAGAAATAAATAAGATAAAAAATCCTAAGTTAACAGAATACAGCTTTGAATTTGAACTCCCATTTAATAAAATATCTTATTCCACTAGAGAATGTGATCCTAAGGAAATTTTAGATATGCTTGAGGAAACAAAAAAGAATAAGAAAATAATTAAATTTCAAGTTGTTAGAAAAATGTTTAATAAATCGCGTTTTCCACTTGAACAAGATGTTTCCATAGAGGATTACGAAATAGTAGAGGATTCTGAAAATAATAGCGATATAGTGGTTAGTATAACATTAAAACAATTTAGACCATATAGAACACTACACATACTTAACAATGAAGATAAAAGACCTGTTTTGAATAATAAAAATGAGAGTAAAAAAACATCTATCAGCTGCTTGAAAAAATTAGAATTGCTATCAGATTTGAACGTAAGAAGTGGTGCAGGGACTCAAAATAGGAAAGTAGCAATAATGAAAAAAGGAGAAAAACCTTTAGCATACAGACAATATGAGCTAGAAAAAGGTGTTTGGTGGTATGCTATAAAACACTCTGCAGGAGATAAGGATAAAAACGGTGTTGCTTGGGGATGGATTTCAGGGAAAACACAATATGTGAGAATTTTAAAAGATTATAATAAAATAACTGCAACCGCAGAAGATGTAATAGGACAAAAGGGACATTATACAAAGTAAGGGAGTAGAAATAATGATAGAAAACAGAAATATACATTCCTATAATGTAGATGTTTTTATAACTAGAGAAAAAAAAGTATATAAAGTTCCAATATTAAATGGGTTAGAGATTAAGTGGGAACGTAAGGGGGTTCCTGGACAGTGTACCTTTTCTATAATACAAGAAGATACAGAAGAAAAAGTAGAGTTTGAAGAGGGTGATGAAGTACAAGTTAGAATATCTAAAACATGGATGTTTAAAGGGTATATATTTACTAAGACAAGGAATAAGGATGGTGTTGTAAAATACACTTGCTTTGACCAATTGAGGTACTTAAAAGCTAAAGAAGCTGTGAATTTTGTTGATAAAACAGTTGGAGAAATAGTAAATCAAATTTGTGATGAAAGAGAACTAAAAAAAGGGACAATAAGAGATAGTGAGAAAAAATATAAAATACCAAGTATAACAAGGGATAATACTTCATTTCACGATGTTATATTAACTGCGATTGAGAAGACAACAGAAGCAACAGGGGAGATCTTTATACTTTACGATAGATTTGGAAAAATAACCCTATGCCCGTTAAAACATATGAAAAGAAATGTTGTAATTGATTCTAGTGTTATAGGAGATTTCGAGTATGAAAGTACTATAGATAAACAGACATACAATGTAGTTAGAGTTGCAGCTAAGTCAAAAAAAGATGGAGCAACAGTTTATTATACTGCAAGAGACCAAAAGAATGTTAATAAATGGGGAGTATTGCAACTAACAGAAAAGAGTTCCAATAGCTTTACTTCTACCTCGGCAGCAAAACAGCTTTTAGACTTTTATAACTCTAAAACCAAAACTCTCAAAATTAAAAATGCAATGGGAGCGGTTGAAGTAGTTGCTGGAGCCGTTATAATTGTAAACCTTGATTTGGGTGATATGAAGCTAACAAGAAATATGGTAGTTGATGCGGTTACCCATAGAGTAGAAGACGGCTTATATTCAATGGATTTAGAATTGATTGGTGGGGAGTTTGTTTCTACCAGAGGAGTGCAAGGAGAACAGGAAGAAAAACATGAGGAAGTTTCAGCTGGCGAAAATGAAAACAGTTTTTCTTCGGAAGTGAAGTATACTGGAGGAAGTATAACCTATAGCAGTGGAGGGCATAAAGTTACTCTTTCAGAATCATTAGTGAACCAAATTTTAAAACAATGCATACGATATAAAATTATGCCTAGTTTTATACTTACACAAATGTGGGCAGAAAGTTTTTGGGGAGACTCTAATGTAGGTAGAAAAAATAACAATTGGGGTGGCATAACATGGCCATATAAAGGTGACCCAAGTGTCAAAAAGTACAAAGGCACTCGCAGACCTGCTGCGGAAGGTGGATACTATGTAAGATGGAATAGTGCAGAAGACTATATTGTAGATCATTTCTTTTTATTTAGAGAAGGGGGTTATTACAAGGTTAGGTATAAGACCACTATTGGAGGCTTTATAAATGGATTACTTACAAGAAGTAGGGGAGGAGAGGCTAAAGCTAATTATGCAGCAAGCCCTAACTACAGAAGTTTAATGAATTCTACATACAACAGACTTATGAAACATTTAGAAAGCAAGTTAAAACAATTAGATAAAATGGTTTATGAAAACGGAACATGGAAAAGTGGTACAGTTGTTAAACCTAATAATGCTGTTGGAAGTAATATTAGCAATAGTGGCAATATTGCACATGTTAAAGAAGCACAAAAACACATTGGTAAAAGTTGGGCACAAATGAATAAATTAGGCCATATGACAAGAGGACTTTGGTGTGCAGATTTTACAGTATTTTGTATGAAGAAAGCGGGAAATTTGCCAGTAGGGGCTACATCTTCAACTAGAGATTTATTCTCCAAATATAGAGCTAGAGGAAAAGCAAAACATCTAGAGGCAGCTAGAAATTACACCCCTAAATCAGGGGATATAATTTTCTTTTACAATGGTTCAGGTAGAGCAGGAGCTTTGAAGATAGATCATGTGGGGATTGTTGAAAAAGTTGAAGGTACAAAGATAACTACAATTGAAGGAAACTCTGGAGCAAGATTAAATGTAGGTAGACATACCTACTGGGTAGGACAAAAGAAAATAACAGGTTATGGAATAATGTAAAGGAGCATTAAAAATGAATATAATATCTATAATTAAAGAAATTGTTTATAAAACAGTAGATAATATGCAATTGCCAGATTTTATAACAGGAGAAGTAGTTTCCATTAATCCATTGAATATAAAAATAAATGAAAAGATAGTATTGCAGCCAGTGCATCTATATGTTCTAAAAAGTGCTATTGGCAAATATCCAGTTAATATTACAAATGGGAATGGAGTAGCTATACATAAACTAAAGGAAGGAGATATTGTAGCCTTAGGGAAATGTAATGGCGGAGAAAAATATATTGTATTTGGGGAGGTTAAAAAATTATGATACCCAATACAGGTATGACACAAGAGGAATTTCAAAGTATAATAGACAAACTTGAAAATGATAAATTTAAATATAATAGTAAGGATTATAAATTATCTGATGATGGGACAAGAATAGAAGGGGTTACAAATGGCACGGATGAAATAGCACAAACCCTTTATTTTATTATAAATATAGAAAGATATAAGTATGCAACTGTAAGCAGTAACACAGGGGTAGAGCTTGTAGATAAATTCGGAGAAGACCCTAATCTTGTTAATATGAAAATTGTAAATACAATTAAAGAAGCTTTTTTAAATGATGATAGGGTGAAGGAAATATTAGATATAGAATTACAAAGGGTAAGAAGAGGTGTTTATAGTATATATATGGTTATACAAACAACAGAAGGGAAAGTATCTATAACAGAGGTGGTGAACACTAGTGGACTATAATATATCATTTGAAGATATAACGGATAGAATGTTAAGTAGGATTGATGATGACTTTGACAAGAGAGAAACAAGCCTTGTATACCAATCTATTGCAATGAATGTTCCTGAATATATAGAAATTGCAAGTGAACTAGAATTTATTGAAGATGAAGCGTATCCTGATACATGTAATTATAAAAATTTGGTAAGAAAATGTAGAGAAAGAGATATAACACCGATTCCTGCTACATATGGAACTGTTAGAGCAGAATTGAGCTTAAAAGTTGAAATTAATGCCAGGTTTATTACAGGTGGCAGGGTTTATAAAGTTTTAGAACTTCTTAAAGAACCTAATGCGGAAATTCCTGAAGAAGAAAAGATATGGATATATTCTCTAATAGCAGAAGAAACTGGACATATTGAATTTATTGGAGATCTTATACCTATAGATGAGATACAAGGTCTTAAGCATGCAAAAATAACTGAAATAATAGAGGATGGTAGAGATGAAGAGGATATAGATAGCTTGAGAGCTAGATATAACTATTCGTTAGTAGCTCAATCCTTTGGGGGAAACAAGACAGAATATAAACAAAGAATATCTGAAATGGATAACATAGGTGGTGTTAAAGTTTTTAGGCGAAAGGAAGGCAAAAACAATATTGAAATATATATTGCAGATACAAATTTCAAGGGTGCTAGTGAAGAAGTTGTAAGGGCTGTCCAAGATGCGATTGATCCTACTCAAGATGGCGAAGGTTTAGGCCTAGCCCCGATTGACCATATTGTGAAAATAAATGCTGCAATACCTTTAAAAGTAAATATAAACGCAACGATTAAGGTTAGAGATAATGCTGATATTACTAAAGACGTTAAAATGGAAATAGAAGAATATTTTAAAGATTTACGTTATGAATGGTCTAATACAGAAGATGGATTAATAATTAGGCTTGTGAAGATAGAAAGCCTTATATTTGGAATACATAATGTAATAGATATAGAAAATATTACTATAAACGGACAAACAAAGAATATTATGGTAGAGGCTACCAATATACCAGTTCTTGGGGAGGTGGTGATTAATTGATAACAACAGATATAGATTACAAGTCTAATACACTTGCACATTTACCACATGTTTATAGAAAAATAAAAGAGTTTAGAGAGCTAGCAAATACCTATGATAAGGAAAATGAGTTGATAGCAAGAAGGGTGCAAGAAACTTTTGACAATTTTTTTATACTAAGTCTAAATGAATATGGTTGTAGCAGATGGGAAAAGATATTAAAAATAAAAGTTAATGATAGCTATACATTAGAAGATAGGAGATTTAATATATTAACTAAACTTATAGGGTTACGGCCGTACACCCAAAAAAAATTAAAATATTTGTTGGATGCTTTGGTGGGGGAGGGAAATTATACATCCAATATAGATAATAGAGAAAAAATATTAGAGGTAAATTTAGGTTTAGCAGCAAAAAATCAAATGCGAGCACTTGAAGAATTATTAGATAATATACTACCTGCAAATATGGTTATTAAAACATCTCTAAAATACAATAAGCATGAAATGTTGACTAAATATACACACCAACAATTAGAAAAGGCTACACACGAGCAATTAAGAGAGGAGGTGTTGGCTAATGTCATTGTTTAATTCGAGCTACACACCAGTAAAGCCAGCAGACTATAAAAGTAAGTTTGAGATTCCATATCAAAACGCACAAGATTTTTATAATATAAGAGTATTTAATGATTGTTTTTACTTGCTAGAGAGGGAACTATTAAAACTTACAGGGAAAATTACAGAGTTAAAGCTAACAGATGAAAACATAGATGTAGTAGCAGAAGATAAAAAGCTAAGTGAAGTATTACCAACGGTGGCTAGAAAAGGAGAGATACTTCCACAGGACATAAAAGGAAATAACGTTAACAAAAAAATACTAACAGATATAACTATTACAGAAAACGGTGATTTAACAGTATTAGGAGTAAGGGACGTTGGCTTAGATTTTAGAGGGACACGTGAATTAAGCAACATCTACGCAAAGAAAACAGACTTAGAGTCCTTGCAAACAAGCAGTAGCAAAGAAATAGAATCCCTAAAAGCTAAAGATAAACTACTAGAGCAAAAAGATGCAGAATTACAAAGTGCAATAGACGGAATAAAGCAAGAAATTTCTAGTGTAAAACAGGATATAGGTGGATATGCTACAAGGCTAGAAACTGCTAATAATGGGATAGAAGCAAGGTTATAGGGAGGTGAGTAAATGGCTACAATAAAAGAACAGACAGAGAAAACGGAGCAATTAAAAACCACCTTAGATAATAAAGTGGACAGTATAGGCAATATTATTAATACAAAGATAAAAGAAAAGCTAACTACATTAACACAAGTGGAAGATGTTTTAAGCAGGAAAATGCTAGGCATAGGAAGCGTTATAAGTCCATCAAGACTTGAACTAGTAGCACCGTATAAAATTCTAAAACAATATAACTTAGCAGGGCATAAGATAGATAAAATTCTTGCAATGAGTAAGTCTGGAAAAGTGGCATGTCTAATGCAAGGTGAGGATAAAACTATATATATAATCGAAAGAGATAGAATTCTTGCAAGTTTTGAATGTAGAGATAAACAACTTTTAGGTCCAACGAGTTTAGGATTTTCAGGAGAAAATACATTTTATTACAGCATGTATTCGACTGGTTACTACGGTAAAAGTTATGGTTATGCTTTAGACATTAATTCAGGAAGTCAAAAAAGCGTGACAGGTATAATATCAACATCTAATAAAATAGCAAGGTCTAAAGAAAACGAGTCAAGGTATTTTATTGCCGGAGACACTAACGCTTTTGTATACGACGTTAAATTAGAGAAGGTCATTGTTTCAGTAGGGGTTTCAAATTCTTGGGGTGATAATACAGTGGGTTACGGCAGTGCAGATGTGAGTTCTTACGGTGCAGTATCTATGCACAGAAATTATAATAGACCTTATCAAACATACGGGCTATCTGTGAATGTTATATCCAACACTTTTGAAACTCGAACGGTATATTCTAGAGAAGAAAAATCCGGGATTGAAGCCTTTGTAGGAATAAACACTACAAAACCAATATATTACGTGGCTTCGAAATCAGGTGCCAATGCATTTAAAGTTTTTGATTCTACGCTGATGGAAACAACTGAACTTATGACAGAAATACCAGTAACTGGAAATTCTCAAACTCCTGTATTTTGCACGGATAAAAGTGGTAATCTATATCTATCGCAAACGAAAGATTCAAGGTCACTTACTGCTATAGGTCCAAATGGGGAATTAATCGGATTTATGAAAACTCCTATTCTACCGAAAAATATTGGATACGTTGATGATGATACTGTTTGTGCCAAAATAGGTGATGGATATTGCATAGCTACTTTGCAAGAAAGCCCTCAATATGTGATTATTTAGAAAGGAATACTAAAATGAAATTATACTTATTACATGAAAACAAAGAAAAAAATTATATTAGCATAATATACTATATTAAACCAGAGTTCGAATGCTTCTATAAAGAAGTGATGGAGAGTGATTTGCCACCAGATAAGGTTGGGTACATTAAAAGATTGGTGTATACAAAGTCTACGGATACTGTAAGTGCCGAATATGAACCTATACCAAAATCAGAAACAGAATTACTTAAAGAACAAATAGAAAAAATGAAAATCGAACATGCTACACAGATAGCCGAACTAGTTGAAAAATCTGAAAGCGACAAACTAGAATTATCTACAGCAATAGTAGAATTAACAGAACAATTAGCACAAGGATAGGTGGTTAAAATGAGGACTTTAATTTTAAGGTTCTTTTTTTATATGTTTTTTAATTTGGAAGGAGGTGAAGAAGATATGGCAATGTGTTATGTTACTTGTATAGTTGCAGGAGTTAGAACTTATAAGCAAGTTCCAAAGTTCTTGAAGGATAAGGTTAAAGAGCTTTTAATATCTATGGAACTAGAAGAATTAGTAGTAGAATAATCTACAAATTGCAGAGAGTGGAATCTCTATAATCTAATTTAAAAAAGTTAATAATTGCAATCGAGAAGGGAAACTCTACGCCCTTCTCTTTTTTTTGCAAAAACAAGACCTTGTAGAATCGATTTTAAGCTTCTTATAGGTACTAACTATCAAGAACTAAATTAAAATCTCTTATAACCGTTCTTACAAGATTGTCTATGAAACGTTGGAATTTCAACGTTCCTAGCTTACATACACACAAAAGAATAGAGGCGATATATGGTAATTAAAGATTTTATTATAGAGTGGTGGATACAAGCAGTATTTGGGATTATCCTTACTGGTTTAACCGTAGCAGTAAAAAATATTGTTAGAGAAAATAAAAAAAGAGACCAAGAAAATAAAAAAGAACAAGAAGCAATAAAAATGGGAATTAAAACCATACTTTATTACAACATTTGCAAAGAAGCAGCAGATATTAAAAACAGAGGGAAAATAAAAAGAGAAGAAATTAGAGATTTAGAATACCTTTTTAAATCTTATTCTAATTTAGGTGGCAATGGAGTTGCAAAAAAGTTGTACGAAGAATGCATGGAATTGCCAGTAGAAATATATTATTAAAATTTTTTAGAAATGGAGATGGTTTAATGAAAGACAGAATAAAGAATCCGTATTTTTGGATAGGACTTGTAGGTGTAATTTTAACTGCTTTACAAGTGGAAGCTAGTACTCTAACAAGCTGGGATAAGGTATTGCAATTAATTATAGATACAATACAGAATCCATATCTTTTAACTACTACTGTTATGGCTGTAATAGGAGTAGTAGTAGATCCAACTACTAGAGGAGCAAAGGACAGAAAGGTGGTAAGATAAAATGACTAAGTTTATATGGAAACCTATAACTAATGGGAATAATTTTGGAGGAAGGAGACCTAAAAGTGCAGTCCAATATATAGCTATACACTGGACTGCAAACGAAGAAGAAACCGCAACTGCATTAAACCATTACTTTTATTTTCAAAACCATAGTGTAGGGGCGTCGGCTCATTATTTTGTAGACCATAGTAAAATAATACAGATAGTAGGGGATACCACAGTAGCCTATGCAGTAGGGGGCAATCAAGGTTATGGTGTAGCTTTAAATGGCTGCACAAACTACAATTCTATAAGTATAGAAATGTGTGTAAATAAAGGCTATAACAACCAAATGTTATTTAATACCGTGGAATTAGTTAAAGAACTTTTAAGACAATATCCTAACGCTAGAGTATGTAGACATTGGGATGCAACAAGAAAAGACTGTCCAGGTGGTTGGGGTGGTAATAGTTCTAAATGGGATTGGTTCTTAGAAGAAATAAAGAAAAACAGAAGAATGATTATAGACACTAGCAAAACATCCGACTGTAAAATGGTAGGTAATGCACAAGTTCCTACAAGCCAATCTAAGCCAACTAAACCATTTAAAGGATATTATGTATTAACTAGCACTCCAGGAGATGTATTAAACGTTAGAGAAAAGCCAAGTGCAAGCTCTAGAATAGTTAGTAGCTACAGACATGGAAGTAAAATATATGTGCATGAAGTAGTGCATACCACAGATTCTACTTGGTATAAAATAGAGTACCATAAGGGTAAGTTTGGATATGTTGCCGCAAAATTTTGCAAGGGAATAAAATAATAAATAGGTTTAATTTTTTTAGATAATGCCTATATTATTATAGATACCAAAAACAAATTAACTAGGGTATAAAAAAAGGGGAGAGCTTTATGCCCTCCCTTTATTTTTTTGCTTATTTACATTACAGCTTCAATAATTCCATTTTCCACTATAAGGTAAGCTGTATCTTCCATATTACCTAGTTCTGTATAAACCACATAAACCTGTGCATCGTCTAAATGTTCAACCTTAGAGCTGTACATTGTGCGTTCTTTTTCAACATACACACAATCGCCATCAGTAGTTTCAATTTCACATAATACATCGTCAATATCAAATTCGCTTCCTACCAATACTTCTAATCCCTTTACTAATTCACTTCTTATCATTTTTTAATCCTCCTAAGTTTTATTTTTTTGGTTGTTTTGTTTATATTTTCATTGTACCAACAATAACGTTTGTCGTCGAGCATTTTTTAAAATTTTTTACTAATTTTAGAATAATTCTAATACTGTTCCACCTACTAAGTATGTTTGGTCTGCAGCTCCTTTATTTTGTGGAGTGTATTCCTTAACTTTTAAGTAGCACTTTTCTAATAAAACACCTGTATTTGTGTTCCCAAAGTTAAAGTGTTTTAAAATTTGATCTAGCTTATTTTTTAATACTCTATCTGTTTTTGCATCTGCATAAGTATTAAAATTAAACGGTGCTTTATTATTGCACTTCTTATAAAACTGTAATAGCTGTCCTATTAATAGGTAGTACTCTCTGTCATTTTCAATTTCGAAACCTTCTTCTTTTACTCTAACCTTTAAAGCATCATAAACCTTTCCTAACTCATTCTTTGGCATAGCTAAACCTCCTGATAATTTTATTTTTAGGAGGGGGAGAGTTTTCTCCCCACCCTATTTTACTTATCTAAAAATCTTTGCATCTTCTCTATCTGCGTGTCTTTTCTTGTAACGTTTTGCTCTATTGTTTAAATTCTCTATTAAAGAATCCATCTTATAGCCTTCAAAGTCCCTTATTAATATTGTGTTTTTTATGCGTCTTGTTAAGTAAAGTATTGCATTGTAAACTTCATCTTCATTGTAAAGTCTGTAGCCTATTTCTTCTAGCTTAATAACTAGATTCTTTCTAATTTCTTTAGCTTCTTCATCTTCTATTTCAACAAATTCAGTTTCGTCAATTTCTTCTGGGATAACTAGATCCTTTTCTAATATCTCTACAGCTATATCTTTAGCTTCTTTATTTCTATTTTCTATAAAATACTTTGCACTTGTTTCTGTTAATATAATCTGCATTATTTCTGCATTATCCTTACACTTGTCTAGCATTTTGTTTCTTATATCTTCTGCCCATGCTATTTGCTTTTCTGTACCCTGTAAAGGTGTAAGCTCTATATTTGGTATACTTTTCTTTAATTCTTCTTCTCTATCCTTAGCTTCACATTTATAGCATACATGGTTCTTACAATCTTCTAGAACTTCCTGTCTGTATTCTTCTGTGTATCCACCTATGTTTACTTCCATTTCATGTCCACACTTACAAGTTATTGTATATCTTCTCTTTCTGCACTTATTTGCCATTTTCATATCCTCCTAAATTTTATTTTTGGTGTTCTGTTTATATTTTGATTATACCAACGATAACGTTTGTTGTCGAGCGTTTTTTTAAATTAATTTATTCTTTTTTGATAATGCTCTTTTACCCAATTGATGTCTATTACCCATGTTTTTCCAATTTTTAATATGTATTCTTCAGGAATATTTTTTTTGTTTATGTGCCACCTTAAAGTATTAGCACTTATGTTATATTCTCTCTCAACTTCTTTTAATGTTTTCCATTTTTCCAAAATTTATTTCCTCCTAACAATTAAATGATAAATTACACTTAATATAATAACAAACGCTAACGTTTGCATCAAGTCAAAAAAACTTAATTATATGGGCTGGAAATAAAAAATATAAAAAAGAGCAGGTGGAATACCTGCCCTATTCTTAAAACATAAAAACCAATATCCCACAACTATAAGATTGTTTACAAAAAATGTTTAGCAAAACATATATTATCTAAAATAAATTTCAAAACACCATGCGTTACGGTTAATTGATAAAATATCTTATCTAAAACAAATTTCAAAACGTCTTATGTTATGGTTAATTTGAGTGTAAACTATAAAATTTAAATTGTCAAGTCCTCTTTTTATATGTTATAATAAGTTTGCCTAAGTTTTATATTTAGGGTGTTTTGTTTAGAGGAGTCCCTGTGGTGGGGACTCCTTTTTTCATGCTTAAATAATATTTTAGGGGGGAATAAAGGGGAATAAAAGGGGAAATTTTTCAATGCGCATAGTAGCCTATGTATATTTTTTAGTGGCTAAAAGCGTGTAAAATCAATGTTTTCACAATTTATAGTATATTATGCATAATATATGTATACAACTGAATTT